GGTTAAACAAATTGCTTAATATGTAGCCACAATATCTACGGTTACTTTAATTGACTAAATCGGCTATTTTGTGGTTAACGATAATTGATAATTTTTATATACGGCTCCTATTCTTATGGATAGGAGCTTTTATTTAAGAAAGTGTAGAAAAAAAATAAAAGATCGTAATGATAAAAGGAGAAGAATCATGAATTATCTGAATTTTTGTAATCAAATCAAAGAAACCGTTAAGTCATTACTAGGTGAGGAATATAATGTTCGTCTGGTTAAAACCGATAAATTGAACGGTCTTACCCTCATGAGCTTAGCTATTCTCAAGAAGGATGATACCATTGCACCAAATATCTATCTCGAACCATATTATTTTGATTTCCAGGCAAACGGTAAGCTAGATTTAATCGCAGACAGCATTATATCCGCATATCACTCCGCGAATAAAAAGGTTGAATTATCCGGTATTACATTTACCGATTATCTAACTGTAAAAGACCGGATATTTTGCAAACTAATTAATCATGATAAAAATCGTTCTTTACTCAGCAATATCCCACACATCAGATGGATGGATCTCGCTATAATTTTCTGCATACTGGTTAAGAAGGACGGTGAAGGGATTGGATCAATCACTGTAAAAAATGAATTGATGGAGCATTGGGCTGTTACCGTAGATACACTTTATGAGAAAGCCCTTAGTAATACTCCTCTTCTCTTTAAACCATCGGTGCAGCCAATGGAGGACATCATCCGGTGCTTGGTGAACGATCACCTACAAACCGATGAAATAAACGGTTTACAAGACATTTTACCATCTCCTTTATTCTCGCAAAATTCAAATGCAATAAATCCACCGATGTATGTAGCTGGTAATATATATGGTCTAGCCGGTGCAACGTGGCTGTTGCAAAAAGAAGAACTCCGTACTCTTAGCCGTAAGCTGAGCAGCAACCTGTATATCCTTCCATCGTCAATTCAAGAGATTATCATAATTCCTTATACCGATCGAATCTCAAAGGATAATTTGCTAACTATGGTTCAGGAGGTAAACTCCACTCAGGTAGCTCCTGACGAATTCCTGGCAGATAACGTGTACCTCTATACCCGGGAAGATGATTCTATTCTTCCACTATTTTGAAAGGACAGTGATTTTATGTGCAAGGTTCTCATTAAAACCAATGGATTAAGTCATGAGGATTGGCTCCGTTATCGTAAGCTTGGTGTGGGTGGTAGCGATGCAGGTGCCATCTGCGGACTCAATCCATACAGCACCGCCATGTCCGTGTTCACGGATAAGACCTCTGATAATACGGATAACTATGACAATGAAGCCATGCGACAGGGAAGAGATCTGGAGGACTATGTAGCGAAACGCTTTACAGAAATAACCAATTTGAAAGTTAGAAGGACGAATTCTATCTATTATCACGAGGATTATCCGCACCTGCTTGCTAATGTTGACCGCATGATTGTCGGTGAGAATATCGGACTGGAATGCAAGACTACTAATATTTTAAATGCTGATAAATGGAAAGACGGTGATGTCCCAGCACATTATCAAATACAGTGTCATCATTATATGGCAGTTACTGGAGCAAAGGCATGGTATATTGCAGTCGTTATTCTGGGTAAAGAATTCAAATATGTAAAAATTGACCGTGATGAAGAGATTATCAAGAACCTGATAGCCATAGAAACTGACTTCTGGAATAATCATGTTCTAACCGGTGTAATGCCGGATCCTGATGGATCAAAGGCTGCCGATATGATTATTAACCAATACTTTCGTAAATCAAAGCATGAGACCGTTAATTTACCCGGTTTCACCGATAAGCTCCAGAGAAGGTTCGAGTTATCTGACTTGATTGACAAAATGGAACGGGAGAAAAAACAGCTTGAGCAGGAAGTGAAGCTTGCCATGGCAGAGGCAGAAGCAGCGTTATGCGGCAATTATGAGATTAGTTGGAAGAACGTCATTACGCCAAAGCTGGACGTTGAACGTATCAAAGCAGAGTTACCCGACATATACCGCTCATATCTAAAAGAAAGTGAAAGTCGTAGATTCACAGTGAAAGCAATACAGCAAAAGGAGGTTGCATAATGACAGAGATAAAGCAAGAGCTTGCTATGAAAGCAGCTACCGGTAAACAAGAAATCAAGATAACAAGATCTATGAGTATTGCCGATATGATCAAAGCATTAGAACCAGAAATAAAAAAGGCTCTACCGTCCGTAATCACACCGGAACGATTTACACGGATGGCATTATCCTCATTAAACAATACACCAAAGCTTGCAGAATGTTCTCAGATGAGTTTTCTAGCAGCACTCATGTCCGCTGCCCAGCTCGGCCTTGAACCTAACACGTCTCTTGGGCAGGCATATTTAATTCCGTATAATAATAAGGGTAAACTTGAATGTCAATTTCAATTAGGCTATAAAGGAATGATTGATCTTGTATACCGAAACGATCAGGTTCAGACCATTCAAGCACAAACAGTATATAAGAATGATTTCTTTGAATATGAGCTAGGATTAAATTCAAAACTGGTACACAAACCTGCATTGGATGATCGAGGTGAGATCATTCTGTTTTATGCTCTTTTCAAATTAAAGAACGGTGGCTATGGGTTCGAGGTGATGTCAAAAGCAGCAATAAATCTGCTTGCTCAGACATATTCGAAAGCATTCACTTCCTCCTATTCACCGTGGAAAACGGATTATGAAAGCATGGCGAAGAAAACGGTGATTAAGAAACTGCTAAAATATGCACCGTTAAAGACTGACTTTCTACGTGCAATGAACTCAGATGAAACGATAAAATCAGAACTCTCAGTTGATATGACGGAGGTACAGAATGATGACATCATTGATGAAGAATGCAAGGACCTGGATACTCTACTCTCAGAATCAACTGTTTGATAATGATATATCTGCTTGATTAGTACCTCCATATTCTACAGTTCTCTACTCTTTCGTTATTGTTTAATTATCTTTTTCCCCTTAGTCCCTCTTGTCCCCCAAATAGCGAACAGACCTATTTATTATAAATGTGTCTTTGTAATACTCCTCAATTTGGGGGCTTTAGGGACAAAAGGGACAGAGCAATTGCTGGGGTCATATTCTCCAGTTGAAACAGTATGTCATTAGGGTATACCTATATAAAACAGGAGAAAAGTGTATCAATAGGGTTATTATCGGCATTATGATATGTATCGTTTTGCTTTCCAACCCTATTGATACATTAATTTCTTATTACCTATTATCTTACCCTTTTCTGCATCCGGTAAGCCACCCTACTGATTTATATATTTTGAAAAGGATCTAATTGCATAGTAATCATAATTATGATAATATTATGATTGCAAGGAGGTGCATATTATGCTTCACATCAGACCAGTTTCAGATTTAAGAAATAAATTTACAGAAATTCAGAAAACTGTTGAAGAGGATAATGAACCGGTGTTCCTGACCAAGAATGGTTATGGTGCTATGGTGGTCATGAGTATGGAACGCTATAGTGAATATGAAAACGAAGTTGAACTTCGATTGCAGGAAGCAGAACTTGAACGTGAAATGACAGATCAAAGATACACACACGAAGAAGTCTTCTCTGAATTAAGGGAGAGAATCGCTCATGGAAAAAAATAAACATTACCAGATAAAATATCTTCCCATCGCAAGAAAGGATCTTCAGGAGATTGTCGATTACATTGCCTTTGATCTTGAAGTACCGGAGATAGCAATCAAAATGCTCAATACCTTGGAAACCGAGATATTAACCTTACGAGAGAATCCCTTCCGCGGATCAATCTATTCATCAAATAGAAAACATGACTTCCAGTACCGTAAATTGTTTGTAAAGAACTATGTTATATTCTATCTTATCTTGGACGATGCTGTAGAAATACAGAGAGTTTTCTATAATCGACGTAATATGGACAAATTAATATAGGTAAAATATATGGCTGTCTTCGGACAGCCTTTTTTGTGAGGTGATAAATATAAAAGTAGGATATATCAGAGTAAGTACAGTGGAGCAAAGAACCATTCGACAGGAAGTGATGATGAAAAACCTCAATGTGGATGAAGTCTTTATAGATCGGATGAGTGGCAAAAACACGGATCGCCCCCAACTAAAACGGATGCTAGACTTTGTTCGTAAAGGAGATATCGTTATCGTTGAAAGTATCTCCAGGTTTGCACGTAATACTCGAGATTTACTTGAACTGGTGGATACCCTATCAACCAAAGAGGTAGCCTTTGTCAGTCAGAAGGAGCTTATAGATACCACCACTCCTACCGGTCGTTTCATGGTAACGGTTTTTGCAGCGGTTGCTGAGTTAGAACGCGAGTACATTCTTCAACGCCAAAAGGAAGGGATTGAGATAGCCAAAGAAGCAGGAAAATATAAAGGAAGGAAACCAAAAACGAATACAAATTATGATTCAGTAGTATCGAAATGGAAAAATGGGTCAATTACAGCAACTCATGCAGCAAAAACTCTTGGTATTAGTCGTAGTAGCTTTTATCGTAAATTAAAGTAAGATGCATTTTCACCGAGACATTATTATATACGTTAATAGCACTCATAATCTTAGGATTATTGATACTGTAAGTTACCTTTCAATAGAAACAAATAATGCTTTATAAGACGATTTATCTTTTCTTGATTATTGGTTAAAAGTTTATCAACTCCTTAAAAAAGCCTAGGATTATAATACGCAATCGTGTATAGGATTATTAACCTCATTCCTTAGATATAATGACAACGAGCTTGCTTATTTTCCCTTTTGTCCCCTTCGTCCCTTAAATTCGGTATATAATATTATGAGATTAGTTTCATTATAGTATCTTAATTAAGGGACAAGGGGGACGAAGGGGATTTTAAATATATTAAAAAGGATTTCTATTAATCTCCTTATCGTTTAAAGCTTCTTTATAATTCTGTATTTTAATAACTTCTTTGATTTGGCTAAACTCAAACTCCCGATTATAAGAAGGTAAGTTCTCCTTATTTTTCGGAATTCTAAAATAATCTTTTTTAAAAGTTCGGTCGTTGTAACTATCAAGGTCATCTAATAAAAAGATATTTCGTGCCACTTCATAATAAAAATATGCATCATCCATATTATTAATTATTACTTGATTGCTTATTTGATTACTATTGCTTTTTACATAACTTTGTATAAAATCTTCAATGCAAGCATTCTCAAATTCCATTCCCGCTTTCGCTACAAATTTTTTACTTTTCCCATACTCCTTAATGTTTTGACTATTCAGACTTCCATCGCTAAAATCATAGGTTAGGAAATCATAATTCTTATCAATATATTTTCTT